AGGAGGTTTTACAATAACTGATATGTCGTCTTCTGTAAACTGATCTACACTTGATATTGGTTGTGGATAGTTTGCTTTTACGTCTATTCTTCTAGGTTGGTTGTAGTTATCTGTAAAAAACAAAAGGTTGTCTATAAGATCAATACCATTTATAAGATATTCTGAATTAAAATTTAAAATAGTTTCACTAACAACATGGTATATAACCGCTTGAGTTCTTGTATTAAAAGATGCTATTATATCTACATTGTCAGATGTTACAAACCAGTATATAGTTTCGTTAGTACCGTCTTCATAAGCACCTATACATGTAGCGTTTGTAAGAGCACTACCCTCATAGGTTAAAGAAACCATAAGTTCGTTACCTTTAGAATTTTCTACAGTTCCTGCTTGACCGTCTTCTGAAGAAGAGTTTCTTATGTTTAATGCATCGATATAGTCCCCGTTTGGTACTAACCTTTCGTCTAGACTTTTATTCATTCTAGACCCTATAAAATTTTTATTTATATTCATTCTACTTCAACCATTTGTTTTGGCCTCTCATAGCCATAATGAGTCGACCAGGGTGAATATTACTCAATCTTATTTTAGCATTTCTTAATAAAGAGCTTTTATCTTTCTGAGAACGTCTAACAACATATTCTTGAACACCAACCTTTGTGTTTAGTATAACATACTTAATATAAGCGTATATGTAGTCTTCAAATAGTTTGTTTAGTTTTATATCAGAATCAGTTCCGTTTTCCATACCATCAGAAACATACTCTATAACAACCTCTTGATCTGCAAGAGCTGATGAAAAGTTAATTACACCTTGTTGTTTGTTTATTTTAAATGTACTGTTTTGATTTGCTGTATCTGTATTCAAACCATATCTAGCTGAAACTTGAGAGTCATATACAACGTTTCCGTCTATGTTATAAGAACTAATATCTTTGGTATCTAAAAACTCAGATTTTAATGTTCCGTCAACCCTAGACTCATCAAGTAAAGAGGTTCCTATAAGAACGTTTCCATCAACATCAAATAAAACTTTATACTGATTGTCCTGTAAGTAACTCTTAGCAAAGTTTGTTTTATTGTTTTCATTTAGAGGGTAGAGTACACCATCTTTAGATAATGATATTCTAACCCAGTTTACAAAATCAGGAGGAAGAACAACACTAGCACTATCGTTTACAGTAAGCTCTACTATCTTTGTTTCTTTTAATGCATCATAGTTAAGTTCTTGTATACCACGTTTTGCATGAAAAAGAACATTATATCTTTCTACATTATTAATCAACTTATCATTACCTACATACATAAGCATAAAGTTGTTTACAATGTCAGACAATGTTATATATTGGTATGATCCCCAGTTTTTATCCTCTGGTAAGCCACCGCTATTCTCGTAATATTGATACCCTGTTATAAATGCCATTATCCTTGTTTTTGTGTTTCTTTAGCCTCATCATTTTGTCCTGCTTTATATATATCTGTTTCTCTTATAGAAATACCTGCATACTTTAATATCTTATTAACCAGAGTAGGCTCATCACTACCAGGTAATTCAAAATCTTGATAGTCACTAGCTGACTGATTAAATACAGGCTCTCCTGCCGACAGTGTAGCATAAGTCCATTTAGGGTCTAAAGGCTTTCTAATATACTGTATTGTAATACCTGTTGTTATACTACTAGGGTGTACCGTTATATTAGACCCATCCATAACATATGCTGGAAAGGTTGCCGAAGGCGCTGTTAAATGAGACGACGTTAGATTTAATATTTTATTTTGTGAAACTCTTTCTACTTCTTTTGTTCCGTACTTAACTACATTAATTAAGTAATAGTCAGTAGGTAAAGGAAAGATAGGACCACTTGAATCACTAGGAGTGGTTGTTGAAGAAAATATATCAATAGCCTCTTCTATGTTTTTTACAAGATCAGCATATCCACTACCTGAAATCCTAGCATTCTGCTTTGCAATCCATTCATTATACCTATAAAAATAGTCTTCAAAAATATCTAACTGAGCTTGCTTTGCATAAAGGTTAAAGTCAGATGGTGTTATGTATCCGAAGTTTTGTTTATTTGCTACAGCTAGCACAGTATTTCTTACACTGTTTATCATCTGATAATCTTTTATGCAAAGATAGTGTAAAAAAAATAAACCCCTCTGGGTTGAGGGGCTTAGTGAAATTTAATCTTGAAGCTTACTTTCAAGGAGCTGCATCAGCTCTATACCATCATCTGTTTTAAAGAATTGAGCTAAAGACATTGTAGCTGTCTCTCCAAAGGGAATGCTCATTAATTTCTTCTTGTTAGAAGGTAGGTTAAAGTAAATATCTTTTCCTTTGTTTTTTAGTCTTAGTATTCCTTCAGCTAAAGATTTAGAAGCTAAAGACTGTAACTTTAATAAAGGATCATTTAATGTGTTTAAAAAATCTTTTGGACTATTTTTAGCATACAAACGAACATCACGTTTTAGTTCTGCTGTTGATAGTTTATCTACATTCAAGTTTAATGATATTCTACCAATAGTTTCTAGCATCTCTATATCTAGGTCTTTTGCAGCTATTAAAGCATCTATCTGGTTATCCATTTTTTCAACTTCTACACTAGCATCCTTTTCAGTGTCTATCTCTTCAAATACTACATCAAGTGATGGGTGTAATGATAAAAATTCCTGAAGCACCGGATTGTTTTTAGGAACATACAACATACCATCTTCAAATACAATAGGTTCTATAATAGAATTATTGTCTTGATCGTCTTCAAATGGTGATTGTTGGTTTGAGGAATATCTTAAAGCTCTGTTAGACTGTCCATCAAAATGTAGTAATGGTTTTCTACGAGAGTTTCTTGAGTTTAAAATAAAGCTTATAGGTGCTTTTCTACCTTTTAATCTATAAGTTCTGTCTTTTACGACTGACTGTGTTTTCATTTTAATTTAATTTTAAGTTTATAAAAAAAAGGAGGGGACCACCTGAGCGATCCCATCCTTAAAGTAATCTTATTTGAATAAGAAGAAATTGTTTGCACCAAGAGTACAAAGAGCTCTTTCTGATAAGAAGTGAACCTCCATAGCATCTAAATCGCTATTAGAAGCACCTCCTGCAGATCCAACTATCCAAGACTTCATTTTTCTATCTTCAGTCTGAGAAGCTTTGTATCTTACGTGTAAGAAAGGACGTTTTGCGTTCTTACCTAACACTTGGTCATAAACAGTTGTAGAACCAGCTGGTACAAGTACACCATCTATAGCTCCTCCTGTAAGACCTCCACGCATTGTTGCATCGTTTAAGTATTTCCAGTCAGACTTATAAAAGTCATACCCTCTTCTAAATCCAGAGAATCCAAGGTTAAGTGCCATGTCAGTGTCATTGTCAAACAATCCGAATGAAGCAGCGTTAGCAGCACCACCAGAAGTGTCAAATCCATTTAACTCAGCAAGTACGTTGTCAATCTCGAAAGATAGTCCACGGTTTACAAATATTACGTTTTCTTCAATAGATCCTTGCTTGTCTAGTCTACCAACGATTGCATCGATATCATCTAAAGACTGAATTGCTCCAGTAGATGTGTTACCTCCGTTTTCGATAGCGTAGAATAAACCTTCAGAACCTTTATTACCTAAATCACCTGAAGCTGCAATAGCACCAGAATTAGCCTCAGCAGGAACTGCTTCAACCATCGCTGTTTCTAAATAGTCTTCGAATCTTAATCTAGTTTCGTGCTCAGATTTTAAGTACCATAAATACCCTGAAGCTCCATTTTCTGTAGTAACTTCAATCCATCCGATTTGTGCCATATCAGAACCTGATACAGAATACTTATCCTTGATGATAATTGGTGTGTTTGACTTAATGTCTGTTGGAGCTTCTAGAGATCCTTCGATACCATTTGATCCTTTTTTAAATTCAGAACCATATACAAATACATCTAAGTTAGTACCTGAATTGTCTCCTGAAGATAAACCTGAAACTGCTGGAAGACCATCTGCATCATATATTGCTACAGTAATTGTTCCAGAAGATCCGCTAACAACAGCTGTAATAATACCTTTGAAAGATGCAGTTGCACCACTTCCTCCGTCAGATACCATAACAGTTTGTCCTTTTCTTAATACGTGATTTGGAATCTCAATAACAACACTATCGTTAGTTGCTACTTCTGAATCCTCAAGGACTACTCCTTCGTATTTAATGTGTAATCTACCTTGCTCAGACCATTTGATTAAGTCAGAGTTACAAGGCATTTCTGCTCCTACCATTCTTAAGAATGAGCTTACAGAGCGGTTTCCATATCTTTCAAATTCCTTTTCAGCAACATCCGGAAGATATTGATTCAAGTAATCAAAGCTGGAAATGTACGATCCAGGTAGTGTTACCTGGCTAGGTGCTGGAGTTAAACTCACTGATCCACCTAATGTAATGTTTTGTGCCATTTTTTAATTGTTTTTTTTAAATTTTTAACTTCGTTTTTTAATCTTTAATCCTCTGCCACTATCAGGATTTACAGCTCTGAACTTTAGCCCACTTGTATTAGACATCTGTTGAGGTGTATTTCTAACGTCCATATTTATATTTTTAGACTGTTTTGAAACATTATCAACAGCATCTGCCTTGCCCTTTTCATAAAAGAATTGAGCAACCTTATCTGGGTTAAGTGCAGCACTTAAAGCCTTATGGTATCCATTTGCGTCAGTTATCATACCATCCTTATCAAGATATTTACTGATAAAATTGTTGATATCCGATTGTGAATCTTTAACAGACTTTATATCTCCAGGATTAAAAACGACTTTTTGTTCATCGAAATTGAATTCAAAACCTTTAAACTCTTCTCCAAACAATTCGTCTGTTTTCTTAAGGAAATATTCAGAACGTTTTTGATTCTGCTCCTGAACACTTTGTGACTCAGATACATATTTCTTGTAAGCATTGTAGTCTTCTAATTCCTTTTCGTTGACAGGTGACGCTGACGACTCGACAGGCACCTTGTATGTCTCCTTCAATTCATTAAAATACTTCTTTGCTTTTGCAAGCTCTCTTTTTTTTGCGATTGCTTTTTTCTTTCCTACAGACTCATCTTCTTCATCTTCATCAAACTTAAACTTGTCGTCCATTAAATAAGTAATGTCATCATCGTCTAAGTCAGACTCTGTAGCAGAATAATACTCACGCAAAACCTGGTCTGTATTCATGTCTTCATAATTCTTTTGAATTTTCATAAAGTCTTGAATACCTCTTCCAGTATCTTTTTTATATTTTAAGAATGCAGATACATCTTCTGGCAACTCTTCATTACTCTCAGTTTGAGAAAATAATTCATCAACAGAATTTATATCCTTTTCGTATCTATTTTTAATATATGAAAGAACGTCTTCTTCTTGTAACTCACGAGTTTCGCTCGCTTGTTGCTCTACAGGTTGCTCTTGAGCAGGTTCTGTAGTTGGAGTTTCCTCCACCTGCTTTTCAACAGGGTTTTCTTTTTGTTCGGCTAACTGCCCTTCAACTTCTTGAATAGACTTTTCACCTGGTCCAGGGACCGCTTTTAATTTTAATTCCATATTTAATTTAATTTATAGCGCAAAATTACGCATTATTTATATTTAATTTTTAACGTGGTTCAAACTCTGCTAAGTCAAAACCATCTAGAGTATCCTCGTTTGATTCAAAACTAATAGGCGGTAAATCTTTTTTACGTTGCTCTATTAACTTAGACTGTTGTGAGTTCTGTAAGCTAATCCTGTCAGCCTTTCCTTTCTCTCTGTTGTCTTCTCTTTTTTGTAATGTTTCGGAATCTATACCTTTAAGTTGCATGTTTAATTGAAACTCAAGTTGCATCAACTGTGTTTTTAATTGCGCTTCACCTCTAAGCTTCTCTAGTTCAAAACCTGCTTGAGCTTGTGAAATCTGCATTTTTGATTGAGTTTCCATTTGCATTTTTTGAGCAGCAACTTGAGCGGCCATCTGCTGTGATTGCATTTGTGCTTGTTGTTGTTGCTGAATCTTTTGCATTTCAAACTGCTTCTTTTCTTTTTCTTTCTTTTTACGTTTTACTTTTAGTAGCTGGTTTGCTAGTTTAACGTTCCTAACTTCTCGTATATCAATAGCATCATCAAGATCAATAGACTGACGTGATAAAGCAACCTGAATGTTTTGTTCTAACTGTTGTTTTTCTTCATCGTCTGGAGCTATTTCTATAAATATACCAAAGTCATATATATGTAAATCTTTTATTTCATTAAGTAAGTTAACATTATACTTACCAATCTGCATTGCAAACTCTTCTTTATATTCAGAATATTCTAAAGCATCAGAAACTCTACAAGATAATCCTGTAGCTAAGTCTCTAGTAATATCTATAAACCCATCAAGTATATGTCTTGTAGCTGTATTACTATTAAGTGCCGCTATTTTTTGAAGACCAACAAGTGAATTAGGATCTGGTGTAGAACCGTCTCTTGCTTCATTTAAACCTGTTACATCTCTAAGCATTTGTAGATAGTGATTATAACTACCTATTAAACTAGAAATTTTTGCTTGTCCTGAGTTTTTAGAAAGCTCCTGTATAGGAACCCTGGCATTATTAAATTCACCATCCTGAGTATAACTTCTACCAACAACAGAACCAGTTTGAAAATACAACTTAAGTGCATCCTCTGGACTGTATGTTGCTCCGTTACCAAGATCTACTTCATTTAAACCGTCCGCATCTATAAATACCCCATCCGGCACAACTTTCTGTATTACTTGTTGCAGTTTTAAATGAGTCATTTGTATAAGGTCTGCAAAAGGAACCATTCTTCTTAGTAAAGATTCTATATTTCCTTTGTACATTCTAGGTGCACAAGCCACATAGTTAGCCATTACGTTTTGTGAAGCTGACTTTGGTCTAACCATATTCTCTGACATCTGCCACTTAAGAACAATATTAGTTCCCATAACCATAACACCCTCATACCATACGTCTATATTTTTTTCTATTCTTTCAAACCCTCTCTCTTCCATCATCTCTTGTGGAGGATTAAATGTATCTTCTTTTTGTATAACCTTCTCACCTTTCTTTTTATAAACAAACTTTTTAGTTGTTTTATAGTTAAAGTATAGAAGTGTTACGCTGTCGTTATTAAATATTGAGTTGTTGTAGTACTGTGATCCTCTAAAGTAGTTATACCAGTCCTGGCTGTATTTAGATATCTCTTCTAGTTGTTCGTTTGTAACTGTTGGATCTATTTTTACAACTTCACCAATAGGCACATTTTTAA